AAGGTAGAAGCCTTGGAAGGTGATGACTTATTTAAAAATATGTCTAACACGCTGAAGGATAGGCTTGGGAACTGCAAGACAGCAGCTGAATTGAAGGTGGTGCTGGAAGAGACTTGGCAACCCTTAAAAACCGCTTTCACTGGCAAGCAAGATGACGAACTCGCCGTTCTTGCTGATCTCATCAGGGAACATATGGTGAGAATAGAAAACATAGGTAAGCAATCAGAAGAAGGAGAATTTTAATGGCTGAATGGGAACGAAGAGATATGCAATCGAATGTCTTTCCGAACAAGAAGAAGGAACTGGATTGGCATGCCGATTACAGGGGCGACATCTTGGTCGAGGGTAAGGATTACTACATCGATATCACTAAAAAAACCGCGAAGACAGGCAACACTTTCTTGTCTGTTAAACTGAAGCCAAAAGAAACATTGGCTAAGGAATCTATCTCTAACTCATTTGATGACATAGAGATATGAGTCGCACCAAATCATATGTGATGGACTTGGAAGAGAAGCTAAACGAAAGAGAGCGCGAGATACGCAGACGTAGGCGCGAGCTTGCGGAGTTTGGTGTGAGCGTCAGGACTATCAACAAAAAAGAGTTCGATGAGGATGTGCTTACAAATATTCATGAACGTTTAAACGAAGCTGAAAGTTTAATACGAGCCATGAAAGTTGGACTTCACAGAGCCATTGATTTAAGGACAGCGTTGTTAGATGACGATAGAAAAAGAGTGGTCAAAAAAGATAAGAAGTAGGAAGCACCTACAGTATATCAGGGAACAGGGTTGCCTAATCTGCTATCGCCCTGCACAGGCCCATCACCTGACCTTCGTGGATAGTGATGGCTTGCGTGGTATGCGTAGAACAGGCGATCAATTTGCTGTTCCCTTGTGTGATGACCATCACCGTCAGCTACACGCACATGGTAACGAGGAAAGATGGTGGGCGATGCAGGGTGTAGACCCGATTGGCTGGCTGTCAGAACAATTTAATTAGGACATATTCGGGAGATCATATGGCTTATAAGAAAAAAGCTCTGGTGGAAAAAGAACTAGAGATGGCTAACGAAAAGGTGGCGTTCTTAGAAGATCGTTTAAACGGAATGGAAAGGAGACAGAAAGCAGAGGTAGCGCATGGGCTTGAGTTGCAGACTAAGCTAAATAAAGCGGAAGCCGATTTGCTGGATCAAGAAAAAACATCTGCAAGGTTGCGTAGCGCAATGAACAGATTAACTGATAGACCATATAGTGCTACTGATGTTTGGGACTTGGCTTCTCAGATTTCTCTCAAGGATCTGAGCAATCTGCTGTTTAACTTTAAAGAGTTAGTTAACTACGATCTTGGCCCTATGGTGCATATGGAATTAAACACCGAGTACGATCCTATCTCGGTTGCCGAAGGAGAAGTCTATGTCAGTTTGACCCTGCCAGAAACTCTATGCGAAGAAGATACGCCCATGACGTTGCAGGATATATTTGCAGACCATGAAGATGAGGACGATACAGGGGAGCCTATGGCTTATGACCTGAGTTTCGATTACTTCAACAGTCGGTTCGTAGCTACAAGCGTTCATGTTTGCCATGAGCACAAGACCGTAACGATTGGTTTGGATTCAACTGGAGAGTACCTTGGAGAGTAAAATTGCAGAGCACTTCGAGGCAAAGAAGTATGCTTACAGACAGACTAAAGATGGTGTCATCTTGAGTTTTGTGCTGCATCCAGATGATGTACCCAAGGAGATGGCTCTTGCCAACATAGGTCAGAGGTACATGGTTGCTTGCGCACAGATAGATGACTTCGAGAATCCGATACGCCCAGCAGCTGTAACTGAGGGTGAACGTGCGGTTGCCAGAGCTAATCTGATTTGCAGGGATGCGTCATATCAATCTTGGGTTAGACGCAACAGAGGCGAGTGGCCCCATGTAGACTTTGAGAATACAACTGACGAAGAATATGCAGCACAGGTAATTAGAAGTGTGTGCAATGTTGAGTCGCGGTCTGAATTAAAACATAGTGAAACAGCTAGAACGCTTCTATCTGATCACATGAAAGAGTTTGAGAGATCGCTATGAGTTGGTATGCTGATAGGCTAAAGCGTCTTAGAACGGATCAGAGGATGTCTCAGCAACAATTAGCTGACAGATCTAACATGACTAAGGCGTATGTTGGACAGGTTGAAAGGGGTGAGCGTAAGCCAAGCTTCGATGTGGTAGAAAGGATCGCAGCTGCACTGGGCGCGAAGATTTATATCTCGCTTGAGAATCCAGAGCCACCCGCTTTGAACCCAAAGAACAAACCGAAAACGTCAATCGCTAGTAGGTTTAACAAATAGGTCAGGCGTTCCCCTTACCATTGGACGCGACACAATCCGCGCTGCTCGGAACTGACCTATAAGCAGCAAGACCTAGGGCGCAAATTACTCCGTGTCCTTAGAAGCATCGTACCCGCCCGGTGTGGTCGAAAAGGCGGGTTTAAACGCAACAAAGGTAGAGATATGGGTATTTTACATTTCGATAATAGCAATGTGTCTGTTGGTGGCGCGATCTTTTTCAATGATCATGCACAGCAAGTTAGTCTTGACACAGGTTTCGCTAACGCTACTGGTGGTGTTTCTGTACAGGCGTTTATTTCTGAAGAAGAAAGGCAGCTGAATAAATTGGGCGGTATGCTTATTAATCAGGAAGCCAGAGTAGAGAAAGCAGAAGAGCTACTGAAGTCTATACAAAAGGAGAGGGACGCGACTGTAGAATCTATCCGCAAGATCAAAGAAATTTTACACAAAAAAGAAGTCCAGAGAGATGAAGTAAACAAAGCAATTCTCAGGAAGGGTAGGGGCTTCCATTATAGGGATGACCTATCACAGCCCGGTGTTTACTTGCTGGCAATGGAAGACAGGATAGTTTATGTGGGTCAATCCAAGAACCCTCATGCAAGGATACCCCAGCACAGGGACAAGGAATTTACCCATTTCCGTATATTGCGTTGCCCAGAACGTAGACTGACATATTGGGAGAGCGTTCTGATCAAGAAGATAAATCCTGTATATAACAAAACACTAAAAAAATATCGGAGGCGTGGTTAACTTTTGCCATTTGAGGCTATAGTAATATGAGAGTTTTTTGACGAAGGTGAGAGGCAGCATCAGCGTTTAAACAATAGGTCAGATGAAGTACGGACTCTCATAATTATTCAGCACCGTGAATCTGATCGTCTGCCTCAAACCCCCAGTTCATTGCATCACTCAACAATGCAGTAAGTTGATCTGGTTCTATCGGCTTCATCTTCATGTTTAATGTTTTAGTTTCGGAGCAGTACTTAACTGTCATCGCCACCTTTTCATTTTCGTACTCGAAGTGTCCTTCCATGCTCACCCTCCATGACATCGTTTAAACACCTAGATATATACACGAAACCATCAGCGTTGAGGATAACTTATACGATATCCTATCGCTGTATTTTTATGACCACTGGTACCCGGAACACAGCAGTAGGTTAGTAAAGTCGTTTAAACAAACCCGGATAAACACCGTTGTAACGCAGGTATGATAGGTGTTCGCGTTTAAACAAACGTGGTTTTATTACAACAGGAAACAACAATACCGCAGTGGGTTACTTCTTACCGAACTTCTGCTTCTGTGATTTGGGTGGACTCTTGCTGCTACCGCCTTTGCTCCAGAAAAGTTTGTTTGCCCAGAAAGCAGCAGATGTTTTTCCCTTCTTTATATTCTTTGCGTGACGAGCCTTGAAGCTTTTACGAGCCTCATCACTGTAGTTGTGTCCCATCTTCTGATCACCGAATCGAATAATCTTCATCTTGCTACCATCTCTGACAGCAACAACTCCCTTCTTGGTGGGGTGGTTAGGAGTTCTCTTCGGCTTGTTTAAACCTTTCAAGCCCACTTTCTTCAGCCGGTTCTTTTCCGCATCTGTTAAACTCATTTGCGATACCTCGCTGTTTTCTTGGCAATCTTCTTGGGTTGTGCGCTAAACTGCTTGCCTTTCTTAGTATCCTTTCTCTTCTTGCGGGATGTCGCTGCATACTCCTTCGCAGACAAAGACTTGATGGCTTTATCTGGTAGATATCGTTCACCTGTCTTGGCACTAGGCTTACCAGACTTGGTTCTCCACTTCTGTTTTGTCCACTTCTTGAGGGACTTCTGTGACTTCTTGAGAGCCATTATTTTTTCTTCTTCTTACCCTTGTTGAGCTTATCGAAATCTGCCTTGGTAATTTTATCTCTAGGCTTCGCAACTCTAGCTAGTTTCTTTTGCTTCGGACTGTACTTTTTGAATGGCACGTTTAAACCTCCTAACGTTTCTTAGCGTTTGCTCTTCGTATTGCCTCTTTACCTTTCTTCGCTATCTCTGCTTGCTTGTTTTTACCAGCCACCTTAGCCCTCTGCTCAAGCACAGTGAGGATTTGTATCTTCCTAGCGAATGGTTTCTTTATGTTCTTTACCTTCCTTACAGTGTCCCTAGCGTCCTTCTCTGTGGCGAATTTTATACTGACGGTATCCTTGGGGTTCTCATCTGTATACAGCCGTCTGCCTGATCCCTTGGGCTTCTTGCCTGTCCCTTTCTTGGGATCTTTGCTCACGACCTATAGCCCCCACCTTTCTCCTTGTATCTCTTCGCCAGCATCTGAGCCTTTCTTGCGCTCCACTGTCCCGGCTTTCCACCCTTACCACCAGCCTTGATAGATTCAAACAATCTCTTCCTCATGGTTGGCTTAGTGTAGTTGCCAGCTTCGTTAACGCGAGACTTACTCTTCTTCTTTACCTTACCGCCCTTCTTATATCTCTTAAACATTACTATCACCCACCACTAATGTTGTGTACTCACACAGATTCCCAAGCTCTGCCTTCAAATAATAACGCTTCTGCTTGCCTACGTCTTATCAAGCCATCCAATACCTGACCACCTGCACGATTCCATCTTTTAATCTGCTCTGGAACACCGCCATAATTACCTTCATTTAAAACTTTAAGTAATGTTGACTCTCGCAAGTTGCCTTCGCCTAAATTAAAAGTCCAAGCAACTAACGCATCGAACTGATTCTGCTCTAAATCTACATTAACTAATCGATCAACAGCCTCCTCGAATACACCTAAATCATCTTTGAGCATATCTTCTGCCTCTTCTTGGGTGCAGGTATCTCCATCCTGTACGCCTAATGTGTGACCATATCCTATAGTTAACACACCAGCTGAACACTCATAGCTGCTCAACTCACAGCCCTCAAACTTTTTTATTAATGCAATACCTTCTTCACTCGTTCTCATCTTCGCCCTCCTTGGTATCTGCGCTGCGGTAATACTCAACGATGGATAGTACCTGTCGAATATAACGCTTAACCTCTGCCATATTATACGAAAGATTTTCATAACCTTTTGTAGTCAATCCATAAAACGCATTAGTAGGTGCGTTACCTTGCTCAAGATCTGCTAAGTATTCACCCATTGTTTGGGGTGTCAATACGATCCATTCAACTGGCATCGTGGTAACTTTGTTGGGTAACGGGGGATGGTATAAAGGAGCTTGTTCTACTACCGTAACAACCTCTACAGGTTTTACCTCTGGCAATTGTTTCTGCCATGAGCATCCACTAAGTAGTAGGAGCGGTAATAGTTTCCAACTCATTAAGCACCTGCTTAGTTCCACGATTAATTATATTTTCTATCAGCTTTGGTTTTCGTAATGAAAGCACATCCATATCGTGCTTCGCGAACTTTTTTCTGATCTCTTCTACTTCCTCCAAAGCCTTTTGATTTTCTACGGTAAGTGCTGACACACGCTCTAAAACAATCTTATGTTTTTCTTTTTGCTCCAACAGCTGTTGATTCTGATCAGCAATATTTTTTTCTAACAACTCCTGATTATCGATAGCTAGTTCCAGCTTAGTCTGTAGCTCTCGTTTCTGCGCCTCTGCTTTGTCATAGTAAGATTTAAAGCCACCCACTAATACCAACATCAAAATACCGCTACCTATAACTAACTGCCACATTATCCATCTGTTCCAAACTTAGCAGCACGTTCAGCCTCTTGATCTTGTCTTCTTAAATTACGCATAATCCTAGTTGTGGTCTGACCACTACGAGTAAGCTCCCGTATCTTGGCTCCATAGGAATCAAGTACACGCTTGTAGTTGTTTAAACGCCTCATTCTTTCTTCACGAGACAGGCTTTGATCCCGCGCCACCGAGTTCATAGCGGCCATGATGTTGCTTTTTTCTCGCTCAATATATGACAGTGATATCTGTATCTGTAGCGGATCTATATTTGATAGGTTCAATCCTATGAAGCGCAACAGAGACTGATTAATCGTATCGGTTTCCAGACCATTAGGCTTGGTATTGCCACCTAATGCAGTGTAAAGCTTTGATACTGCTCCATATTCTGTATTTAAAAATCCCGGCAAAATGTATTGATTCGCTGCCCAAAATAAAACATCTGTTAGCTGACCGCGATTGTAAAATGGACGCTCTATTGCATCTGATATAAAGAATGGATCACTTGGATTTACAATAGGTCTTTGTGTAAATGGATCTAGGTTTTGTGATAAGCCGAACAATGACCATGCTGGCCCCCCAAACATACCCAAAGTAGATGTAACATCTTTAATATCAAAACCTTTTTCTGCTGGGCCTTTGTTACCTACCAATGATTTACCAGCAATAGCAGCATCAGATATAAGCTGTGAAAAAGATCCCCACGGATACAGGTATGCAGTATCTAAGAACTGTAATCGACCTTCTGAATCACGAACAGGTATAGGTATCATGCCGGGGTTGCCCCGCAAATAATCTGGCAAAGACTGCTTAACATCCTCATATTCATCATCATCTATATCAAACGCCGACATAAACAATGACGGCAAGGCATAAGACAAGGCTACATATGGAGCAAATCTCATAGGATTACGAAGCGCAGTTTTAATTAGTGCAGGTAATACCTTATATTGGAATGTAAGAAACGGTATACCCAATGGGCTTTGTCGTATTTTACGAACCACCTGTGGCACATCAGAATAATCAAATAGATATTCTTGTGCTCGTAAGAAGCCATCATCTGCACTCAGCCCCTCTCGCTCCATGACATCTATATTAATAGCTGTCTTGCCTATAACCTCTATGCCCTGATAAACCTTGCTGGCCTTTTGCGCTAACTTTTGCCAAGTATTTAGCTTTAACCACCCATACATACCTATATCTTTGGCATCGACAGAGCTTAAAAAGTCCATCATATCGTCAGCCATTTGCATAAGTTCTTGATCTGTAAAGGATGTTTGCTGTACGCCCCGCTTTAACATCTCTGCATAGTGTTTAGAGTTCTCGAAGTCGCCCCGGTTGTATGCTCTCACCTCGTTAATAGCTTCAACGAATCTGGGTATCACCCTGTAAAATGGCACGCCAGAAAGATGCATCAGTATGGCGTTACTGAATAGGTTTCTAGCTATGGTTGGCGGGTTCAACGGTACTTTGATCGTCTTCCAAACAGCTGTTAGCTCACGACCCTTCGAGGCAATACCCTGCACAGCAGCATCGCCTAGCTGCAACATAGCTCCTGACGCTATAACATCATCAAATATCTCTGTTCTAACCAAACGCCCGGACAACAATCCATACTTCTTGTTTTTCGGAACCCGTTTAAACTGATCGCCGTAGCCCTGTAACTCTGCTGCAAACCCGGCATCATCCAATTGTTCGTAGTATTCTAATGGCTGTAGCCCTTTAGCTATAAATGCATCCCTAACAGCATTCTCCATCTCTACTGCATCTTGAGTTAACTTCGCTGCTTTATCTGGATCAGCTGCACTAAGCGCATCTGCTATTTCGCGCAGTGTTCTAGCCTCATTAGTCAGATAAAAACCGCTGACCTTGATTGGCTCGCCATTCTTGCCTATATAATCAACAACAAACTGGTCATCTGCAGTAGTCCACGCATCGTTACCCGCAATCGAATTCATAAACTCTATAAACTGCAAGTCTCGTATGGGTCTTTGTATAGCTCGTGATACTAAAAACGCAGGATCTAGCTCGTTTATTACACCAAGCGACTCTTGTGACTCTTTTGTCATATCTTTACGAGGCTTTAGATAGCTAAATGCTGCGTCTCTCTTGTCCTCTAGTACGTGTTTTATGTATATACGAGGTAAATATGACCTTTTATTTGCAAAGAACGTGCGAGGATTTAGAAGCCCTTTATTGACCAACTCTAAACCTAAATTTTCTATCAGATCTTTGGCCTTTTCTGATGCAGCTGCTGCTCTAGGATCTAATGCTTTAAGTTGTGCCAGAACATTCGCTTCCGCATCTGGCTCACCAGTAGTCAGATAGTTAAATATAGTGGTTCTTAACTGCTCTGTATCAGCACGATCCTTCGGCCCTTTTTTAAACAGGAATTTATTGCCTATTTCATCGCGCAAAAACTCGGCGACTTTGGTAGATCTACCCACTGTACCCAAATACTCAGCACGACTTAGGTAAAACTCTCGCTTTTGTGGCAAACCGCCAAGAGTGTTAAAAAACGGAATGTTATTGACATAGTTGATGGCTTTCTGTCTGCCATTCTTCATGACGCCACGGAGGTTTTCTGTCCCATGATTGGTTACAGCAGCAGCTTCATTCTGCTTTTGTGCGTAATATATTTCTGTTGACTCTATAAGTTTGTCAGACACCCTCATATCGTCTGTAATTTCGTATACTTTTAGCGCATTACGTTGATTAGAAGTAGCAAGGAAAAAGCTCTCGCTAGTAACGGGTAGCTCCTCAGCAAATCCTTCTTCTTCTCTAGCAAGATTTTCTGCATCTATGTCAGCAGTCTCTCTCTGAATCCTGCGTATAATTTCAGCGTCCTGACCTCTATCTGCGAAAGGTATTATTCTAGTTGGTTGATCTTCAATCTCTGAAAGCTCTATAATTTTTGCAGCTTCTACCCTTCTAGGATCTAAGCTACCTAAATATAATCGCTTGCTAGCGTTGTTATCTCTAATATCTTTCTTTGCTTTCTTTATTTGCTTAGGTGTATTGCCAGATAGATTAGCTAAACTAGCCTCTAGTATTTGTGGTACTTTTCTATCGTAAAGATTCTCAAATCCTGACCCAGCAGGGTAATCAATAGCACCAGTAATCCTGCTTTTCATATCCTTAATTGCTGGAATATCTAGCAAAGACTCCGATGCTAGTTGTTCTGGCGTTAGTGACTGACCATTTTCTTTTTGTAATCTCAAGTTTTCTAACTCGGCATATCGAGTCTGCAAACTCTGCAACAAATCAGGGGCAAAATACGAACCCGTATCACCCATTTGATCTCTAATAATTTTAGCTGTGTTATCTCCAATCCAATCGTCTAACACAGGCTGCATAAAAAAGCCTTCTCGTACAGATACAGGCTGTTGATCTCCTAATTGAATCACATTTGATAATACAGATGACTTGATCATTTGACCGTTTTCAAAACGTGCCACTGGCACTGTATAAGCAACAGTAAATTGCGTTGCTACATTCGGATATTTGCGGGACATAACATCTGAAAATGCTCTTGTAGCAATAGCCGATACTAATCGATCTGCATTAGCATCTGATACGTCTATTTCTTCACTAAACTCTTTCTCAAACGAGTAATTTAAATTATCTAAATATGATCTGGGATCATCTCTGTTTAAACGATATAACAAAGTACCCTGAGATGGGACATTGAAAATACTATCTATACGTTGTGTGACACCACTCATCACCTGTTCAGACATATCGGCAGACACATCAGAAATTACATCTGTTGTCGCCTCAGATAAAGGTATGCCACCTAACTCTCTGGATCTTTCTGTCAATCCTTCAATGTCTACCTCTGGGCCTTCTGCCAAATAGCTTAATCGATCAGCCTGATCTAATATTTCCTGTTGGGTAATTACTAATCGTATGGGTTCTGCTACTTCTTCTGCAAATGGATCCATGACATCCTGATCATCGATATGAGTTATTTCTATTTGAATAGCATTCACACCATCAACCACAGTGCTATCTACTCTACTAGAATATCTATCTGTAAAATCACTTATAGAAAAAGTTCTTTGTATATTAATCCCATCGATATGCTCTTTGAGTTGGTCTCGATATCTTTCTTTATGTCCCTCGCTACCAACAACAGCAATACGGTCATATCCATTTTGAACAGCCATCCGTGTTATTTGATCTAATGCAAATGCAAGTCTTTGATTTTCATTCTTCAACGGCAGATCGGGTATTTCTTGACCGTACACCTCATCCCTAAACGAATCCTGCATTTCTCTTACAGTATTCTTTTCCTCTCTGTTTAAACGGAAAAAATCGGGATACCTTATTGACCCCATTTCAAATAGCTCTTTAGTAGCCATGTCTCTCATAGAGCTTTGTGCTCTCTGATGCATATCAGATTGTATTTCTTCTATAACCAGAACAACTTCGCCGTTATCTAAAACATAGTCGCTTAGTCGTGCGTGTAATATAGGATTCCTAACGCCTTTAAAGTGAGCGTGTGTAAATGTAGAACCTTTAGGGTTATCTAGCGTGATGGCAAATACGATCTCTCTGTAATTGAATTGATCAAGAGTGCCAGCAGGATATTGTGATTCCGGCACACGATCTAAAAAAGATCTACCGCCCATTTGTGTGAACTTTTTGTAATACCCAACGCCCTGCTCTAACCCGACACCAAAATCAACGTCAAATGGTTGTGGGCTTCCTAATGGAGAATCCATCCTCATATCCACGTTTTCTTGTGTTGGATATAAACGAGCAGTCTCTAGGTTTACTAACATTTGCCCTAATGAAACTAGGGACAAAGCATTGTTTGGATCAGCAATATCTCTTTTTAGTTTACCAGCTAATTCTCTGCCATCTTTCTTTTGCTGGGGTGCAATTTCTGCTTCATATGTGGCTATATCATCGATAGATTCTGGTAACGGTAGTTTGTTGATAAGATCCACGATGTCGGGGCTAAATACATTATTATCAACATTTGGATTAGGAGATCCGTTCACTAATATATTGACTATCTTTTTGAGACTGCCAGCTGCTTCCTTACCCTCATATCGATCCGCTTTAATTCTCAAACTTGTCAATGCATTATTAGCTACTGATTCATATGCAAGATCATTACGCTCTTCTTGCAAAGCATCTCTATAAGTCTGCTCACTCTTAGCGTCTTTATCACCTGATCTCGATATTGGTGTACCGTATATCTGTATCTCTAATACTTTCTCTGTTGCCTCAACAAACTCTTCTAGCTCTTTGCCAGATACAGCCTTGTTCTCAGGCAATGTAGCTAGATATGTACCCAAAGCAGAGTCGTTGAACTCTTCTATCTTTACACCCTTGAGCTTGCCAGCAACAAACGACTTTCCTTTAGCATCGGTATCAATCCTAGCCCACGCTTCTGGCAACGCTTTGTCGTTACCCAAACTACTTAGAGTGCGCTTTAATTTAGAGTGAAAGGCTGGGCGCATACCTGTACTAGCTGCTACTGGCCCCTGCTTTATCATGTACAGCGGGGTGCTTGAAGAAAGTCCAGACGTATCTAATATCGGGCCGATCTCTTTTCTTAGATCTTTTACAGGCCCAACATCAGGTGTTCTCGCACCGACACGGCCTTGACGAACCTGATTGAATATATCCTCTATCTCTGCTGGCAAACGCTCACCCGTAAAAGCTGCCCTAAGCTGTTTAAACAGTTTAAGAATCTTGCTAAATATACGGCGCAGCGGTGGATTAAACTCTGCTGGAACCTTGCCATCTATATCTAGGCCACGGTTATACAAAGCAGACGAGTATGCGACTAGCTCGTTTAGCTGTTGGAATGGATTTAACCCATCCATAGCCCTGTTAAACTCTTTATCTCCAAGCTGTCTGCGTACTATGTCTTGCATACGCCCAACGTTAGCTTGTAGATCTTTCAGTTCTTGTGCGTTGAAAAAACCATTGTTGAATAAGAAGTGTGTTGCTTCATGGTATGCGCGGTTGTTGGTATCTAAGAAGCCATCTGTTGTTAGAGATACGGCAACAAGATTGCCAGCCTGTAAGCCTAACGCTTCTTGCATTGAGACTTCTTTGCCATTGATGTTAACGGTCTGCAAATTAGGATCATCCATCGATCTAGCTGGACCAAACAGCTGTGAGGCAACTTCTATCCTAGCTGTTGGCGCAATAGACTTAATGACCTGTACAACTCTGTTGAATTCGTTGATATCAAGTGGTGCTTTAGACTTAACAACACCCGGCCCTAGCTCCGTCATTGTGCCAGCGACCATTTCTCCAGCTACAGGCTGACCAGTTTTTAACGCAAAATCTAAATCTTTAGCTTGATCAAGAGCATCCAAGTATTCGTTAGCAGAAGAAAAAGCGTTTCGAGCAGAGTCGTGATCCATACCACCCTGCCTGTATTCGTTATATAGCTTAAGAGCCAGACCCAAAACGGCTGCATCTTGCTTGCCCTCTAAATCTATTAAAACATCTTCGCCTATATCTTGTTTTTCTCTTTCAGATAAAACAGTTTTAGGTTCTTTCTTTAGTTTCCGCTTAGTCTTTTTTTCTTCCTTTGCAACCTCTTCTTGTGTCGTTGTTTGTTCTGTTCTTGGATTGATTTGCGGTACTGAAAAAACAGATTGATTTGCTGCTCTTGCTGCCTCTCCTTGTTCTTTTACTTTTGATCTAACATCTTGCCCTAATTCACGAATAGTATTTTCTGAAAGATTAAGGCCAGTGCGTTCATAATAATCTATCAAATCCCCCATAATTTCTTGATCAGCTTTAGATCTGCTGCGGGGATTACCTACAATGTATAAAGCCTTATCTAGTAACGAATCAAATACAGGGGTTTCATCTCTATATTTTGGCTTAGATTTCTCTACACGATCAGATATAAATTCGTCGGTAGTAGGCTCATCTTGTATCTCTTCTTCTAATATCTCTTCTGTAGCCTCTGCCTCTGGAGGTCGTGCATCTTTTGCCTCTTGCTGTGCAGATGCAGCTGCTGCTGCCTCTTCAATAGCTTGCTTGCGACCCTCTTCACGAAGCTTATTCTCAGCTTCTTCCTGCTTTCTTTGCTCGTTTAAACGCTTTTTAGTTTGTTGGTGCTGCTGCACTACATCTAATAAATCTATCTTCTGCTGATTGGTCAGCTGTGCTAGATCTGTATCAGGGCTTCCTGTTACCTGTTGTATATAATTCTTTCTATCTTTCTTGCTTACCTTTTGTTTCTTTATCTCTCTTTCGATAGCAGATGTTTCTATCTGTGTCTGTAGAGTCTCTGATTCTTCACCTGTTAAAGCAGCCCTGCCCAATACTGTTGTGGGGTTAGGCTCGTTGATAAGTCCACTCAGGGTCTGTTCGATATTGTCTGATAGGTCGCCACTATCTACCGCCTCGGTAGTTTCTGCGTCTTGTAATATGCTTGCGACACCGACCTCTACATTGGATTTATAGTCTGGGTTGCGTCTTTCTTTTTCTTTCTCTACTGCCTTGAGGTTATATACGCTATCAGGCTTGGCTTGCGCCTGTGCTTTGTCACCCTGTTGTGTAGCTTTGATTGCATCCTTGAGAGTAATGTTGCCAGCCTCTACCTGTGGCAATAACTCTGGCGATACGAATGGCTTTAGCCCCTCTTCGTAAAGCTCTTGTGTAGTCATCTCACCTACAGCTTTATCATTAATGCGATATTTAGGACTGAGCAAATCAGCATCACTAGCAAACGACAGTCCAGTATCGGGGTCTACCGTCTGATTCTTGGGCAGATAGGCTATGTCCTCGTCGTTAACTAATACTTTGACCTTATCGCCTTCTACTCCCAATACTTGCGCTGACTGCATATTGCCATCTGCATCGTATACAGATATTGACTGCTCACTCTGCTGCATCTCTGCAAGCTGTTCATCTGATAGAGCTGGTAAATCTGGGGCAGACTCAAGCTCTTGTCGTAGCTGCTTTTCTGACTTGGGATATTTAACTTTGCCACGTACAAGTAGATCAAAGATCGCACCTGCACCAGCACCATAACCAAAGTCTGACAACATACTGTCAGTCAATGGCATATCAGGATCATAGTTATTTCGGGCTGCAAACTTTTGCAAGAACCCTGCTACCAATTCCTGACCGCCTTCAGCTATACCTGTAGTGGATGCTTCCGCTAATCTTTGGACTACCTGACTCTTTACATTCTGCCCGATAGTTTTGGGTATACCACGGAGAACCATCTCTACTGGCAAGAGTTCTAAGAATCCTATCGGCACACCTAACGCTATAGCTAGGTTACGTTGCCCTACCGTGTAATCATTGCCAGCTGCTTTGTATGCTTCTATCAGTGAGCTTGCTTCACCCGCTCCAACCCCCGGCGCAAAAGCACCGTACTGTATGCCTTTCAATCCCTTGGCTAACTTGTTGACACGAGTAGCTGCTGCTGCATATTCGCTACCCTTAGCTGCAAGTGCTGCCCCTCTACTGGCTGCTCCAGCTGCCCCTAGTCCGGGTACAGCAAATAACAGTATGCTTCCTAGAGCTTCTGCCAGTTTGCCTACGACAGTCTCTTCATTGCCTACAAAAGCTTTTGCTTCTTGTAATGCCTTGAATGCTTCTGATGACTCAGGATCTAGCGCATCTTCAAAGCCCGCTACATTAGTTACGGTATCTGCTATTGAGAATAAACCCTCTCCGATAGTGAGTGCAGTCTGACCTACACCTCTAGCTATGCCTCTTGGTACAGCCAGTAATGGGTTTTGACTTTCTTCTTCTTCTATTACTGGCAATGGGGTTTGAGCAAAGCCAGTTCCAAAACCTGCAAATAAATCTGGAACTGTTTGCGGATCAGGAGAGGGTCGCGGTGGCACAGCTGCCTGTGATTGGGAGATCGGGGCTTGTGCTGCTGCACCATCCGCGAAAAAACTACCGGGCTGTATTGGAGATAATGTTTGGTTTATTGCTCTTAACTGGCTTCTTCGTGGCGGTACGTCGAATTGCGATACCGCATTAGTAGAACCCTGCAATGCATTAATTAATGCTTGTATTCGTTCTTCTTGAGTCGCCATTAAAGAGGAATGTTGCTTGTTAAATATTCGTCATTTAGCCAAGGAAAATCTTGTTTGAATTCTATTCTTGCTTTTTTCTTAGCCTCTGCATCTGGTGCGTTTGCTATCTCTGCAAGTTTATCACCATATTTATAAAGCACAGCATCATATCCAACTTCGTTATTTTTGTTGAAATCTGCTTTAACTAAACCTCTAGCTATCCTAGACAGTTCTTGTGGACTAGCACCGGGATTTGCCTCTTGAGCTACCTTATAAAATTTAGCTAGTCTCGGTATGATGACCTCAAACGACTGATTTACTAATCGTCTAGCCTCTGGAACATATCTCTCTTCAAAACCACCAGCTGCTAATCTTATTCTAGCTTGTTCTATTGGAACAGTAAGCTGCTGTTCTGTTTCAGTAAATTTCAAAGCTGTATTATTAAAACTATTGATAGATGCGTTTACATCATCTGCAATTTTTCTAAGATCCTCTGCCTCTGCTTTAGATACATCTAATCCAAGCCGAAGTGCTTTAAATAAGTTGTCTTGCATACCCTTATTTATTGCTATTGCATTAGCATCTGCTGCTGTCCTATAAGTTGCCTCTAGCTTACGAGCGTCATTAATACGCTTAAGATTGTCTTGTTGTCTTTGATAAGCCGTATTAGCTTTATCTTTCTCTCTTCCGTAAGCATCAATAGCGTACTGATAAAGTTCTTTCTGCTCTTGACCAGAAAACTTATTCATCACATTAGATGCGCCAGCCAAACCTCTTGATATTGTTTCTATAAAACTAGGTGTTGCGTTCCCTGCTGCATTAAAAAATGCAGATGCTACACCAAGATCTGTTTGCTTTTTAATTCTTTCTTTAATGTTGTCTTTACTTGGTAGCTCGTTTTCCAATTCTTTTAGCTTGTTAAGAGAGTTATCTACTTCGGTCTTGTATTGCTTTTCTCTAGCTATTAAATCACTAAACATCTGATTGCTAACGCCTGTAGCAGTTTGTTTAAACGTATTAGCTCCCACACTATCTTGCGTCCCGCCGACAGGAATCGATGAATCTGCACTAGCTAATCGCGCCAAACCAGCAAATTGAAAATTATCCATAGCCCTTGGGTTTGTTAAAAACTGCTGCATCAACTGACTATAGGTGGGAAGCGTTTTAACATTTACTGGCCCTTGTCCACTTTGACCTAAATTAGATGATTGATCTTGACCTGATTGACTATCCTCAAGTGCTGCATCTACCTGATTATCTGTCTGCCCAGATGTAACAGACGGTTGCTGTCCACCTGTAGGCGTCCCGCTCATTGGAACGTTTAAACTAGGTCTTGTTAAAACAGGTGGCAAACCTTCTCGCATACTTGAAACTGCTCTGTAAGTTTCATCAAATGGTTTTATTAAAGCCGTATCACCCGGATCAGATAATCCCAAAGCTCTTCCAAATCTACTGGACTTTGCTAGTCGCGCAAGGTTTCCAAGTGCTGATGCACCAACCAACCCTAAATCCACTACACCAGCAGCTGACTCCAACGCGCCAATTCCAAATTGTTTTAGCGCAGTTCTATCATTTATTGATTGAACAAGCTGCTCTTGTTCAGCTGGAGACAAGGATCGATATTGATCCTCAGTTACGCCAACGTTTTCTAATGCACCGAAAAAGTTAGCTAAATTATTATTCTGTAACCCTATAGTTCCCTGCGTTCCTGATTGGAATCGTCTAACTAACCCGCCAACCTTTGCCATAGGCATTGGTGCTGGCTGCATAGACTGCAATGTCATCATCGGATTAGGCATAGGCTGTTGCATCTGAGGTTGCATCGGGCCTTGTGCCATAGGGCCAGCTGGCATAGTGGGACGCATAGCTGTAGCCAAAAGCTGATTTATGACAGGGGGCTGTGGCATATTCTGCATAGCAGAAGCTTCTTGCCTAATATCATTACGAGCTTTCATTTCACTCGCAGCGATAACTCCTTCGATCCCTCCAGCCTGTGTTAGCTGGGCTAGAGCTTGATCTGGCAACCCCTCTGTTCTATCCGCAATCCTAAGTAGATCTTCCATTGCCATGTTTAAACGTCCTAAGCTGCTCTATTCAAAGCTGCTGCACCTAGTAAGAAGTTGAATAATTGACCTGCTTGATTAGCGGGTGGTTGTGCTTGAGCCACCGTCCTATCCATTGGGCCAGATTGCGCACCCCTGAGAATATTAGAGTAAAACTGCAGCTGATCTCTTGGGAAGTCACGCTGTCTGAGGAAGTCTTGATAATCCGCATCCAATATACGCTGCTGATCAGCCCTGAGATCTGCCCCAGCTGCTTGCAATGCACCAATTCTTTGAAGATCCAATGCTTGCTCTTGTGCATCAACATTAATACCAAACCTTGCGAGCGTGTCTAGTCTTGCCTTTTCTTGTGCTAACGCTCTTTGATTTGCGATTGCAGCTTGTAAACCCTGCGCCCCTGCTGCTTGACCTGCTTGTTCTAACGCTGAGAATGCTCTAATTGCTTGCTCTCCTCCTCTAGCTTTGAGATCTTCTGATGCTAGTGCGGCCCTCAAAGCCTGTTCACCGGCCTTTTGTGCAGATGAATCTGCTGCAAACAATGCTCTTAACGCTTGCTCACCTGCTGCTCTGCTAGATGCATCACTTAACTGTGCAGCTTGCAAGCCTTGTGCGCCAGATGCTCTACGTGCTGCGTCAGATGCTATAGCTGCTTGGAGACCTTGCGCACCAGCAGCCCTGCTTGCTGCATCACTTAATTGTGCAGCCTGTAAATCTTGTGCTCCTGCTGCTCTTTGCGCTGCGTCTGTGAGTTGTGCTGCTTGCAATCCTTGCGCACCTAATGCTCTTAATCCAGCATCAGTAAGCTGTTGAGCTTGCAAATTTTGCACACCAGCTGCTCTTCGAGCAGCATCCGTTAATTGCTGTGCTTGAAGACCTTGTGCTCCCGCTGCTTGAGCAAATCTGCCTGTGGCAATCTGACCTTGTAGGCCCAAACCAGCTGCTGCCCGTCTTGATGCGTCTGTAAGTTGTTGTGTTCTAATTCCCCTATCGATATCAGCCAAAGCAGTGGCTGTTGCTTTATCAAATCCTTTTAATAACAAGTCAGCTTCTGTAGCTGCTTGCCTATCTCGAAATGCTCTTTCTGCTTCTAAGTTTGCCAGAGTGCCTCTTGCACCGAATGCACTAGCCCCACCAGCGCGAGTTGCTTGTAGACCTCTTTGTGCTTGTTGTGTGTTGAATGCTCTTTCAGCTCTTTCTTGGGCAACATCTAAAACCTGTTGCTGAAAAGGATTCTGAAAATCCGCAATACGACTAGCTAGATCTGGCCTAGTAAATTCTCTCCCTCTGTAATCTGTGCCTACATTTGCCCCTTTGAATTGTGACGTTATTGTTTGAGGATTATATGTGCTAGTTATGGCTTGAGGATTATAACCCGTTGTGATAGTGCCGGGTTTATAAGTAGATGCTATTTCTCTACCTTGATAGCTAGTTCCAATAGTACCCGGTTGATATCCAGATGTGATTTCTCTACCAGTATAATTAGAAGCGAAAGAAGCTGGTGCTGTATATGTTGAACTTACTGTTCCCGGCGAAAAAGTAGTTGGGCCTGTAGTTGGAGCCGTGTATGAAGTGGTCGCGTCTGTGACACTAGCTCCTCTAGGAAGCCCTGTAGCTGGATCTACTAATTGGTTAGCAGTGAAAGACCTAGCATCATCGATGCCGGGAAGAGAGCGAGAAGCAAGACCAGTAATACCTTGAAAAGCAGCCTGTTGTTCTGGAGTATAAGCAGCAACTCTTTGGCCTTCATATGGTATATAGTCCTGTTGTAGTAGAGCATCTGCTTGCTGCAAACTTTTTTGCAGATATGGATAAAACTCTTGAGGTATATTTGTATTGGTGACAGTCGTTTGGACATTCTGTACACCACCGCCACCACCGCTACTACCGCCCATTCACGACCTCCAATACTGGCTGCTCTGCATCTACTTCCTCATAGTTTACAGGCTTTGTCATTAATACATATTCTTTCACAAAACCATTATCAGACCATTTCTTTTCTAATGCCGGTGCAGTAGATGTCTCTAGTCCATCTAGTTGTAATGTTTTTGCAAACACCTCACAGACCTCTAAAGCCTGTTCTCCCCACTCCTTCAATCTAACACCACTCAAGGTATTTAAATCTAAATATTTTTTCCTTGGATATACATTCACACCGCAAATGAAAAACCCTATGGGATTTTCTTCTTCCCACACGATCCAAACAAAATAAGGAAGCTCAATCATTTGATGAAGAATGTCTGCAGTATTATATCTACCATGACTTCTTCTCTCTAAGTTTTCTGCATGATGAGATATCTTAGGCCACAAATCTAATATCTTATCTTTTTCAATAAGCTTAATATCAAATGACATCGTTTAAACGTACCGTTCTGGTCGCCTCATATCCATGACTATCTGCTCTGGGGTTTGATCCATTTCATCAGGTTGAATAGTAGTTGCTGTCTTTTCCTTACGAATGTTGTCAATCATTTGATCTAGCAACTCGCCACCCCTTGTAGTGCTGCCATCTCCTATATGAGACACAACATCTGCCGGTATGACATATTCATCTCTTGACAATAAAACAGGCTCCATTCCCTCTATATTTGCCGGAACTACATCGTCCATACCGCCACCAGCACCCGGTACTAATCCCTCAAAAAAAGAAGTTTTTATTTCTAATTGCCCGCCATGAGCATATTTAGGAACCAACCCGCCAAATGGCTTTTGTTTTTTCTGAGTGAATCTTTGTTGATAAAGATCTCTTAACTGATCCATTGTCATATTTTCTAAATCAAAAGCTTTTGTCATGCTTTTCAATTCGTCTTTAGTCCGATCAGCCATTTTTTTTGACTGCCTCAACCTTTCTTCCTGCAAGCCTCTTAGTTGAGAAAGCATGGTTTTATTCATGTTCATCAACCAAACCTCCTAGCAACATTTATGGGTACTGAGGGAACAAAGGCAGCTGTTTGTGTTTGTTTTGGCAATGCGGCTAATGATGTTGCTAACGTATTTATCTGCTGTTGCAAGCTTGAAGGATCAAATGCCGTAGGCAAATCCGCTGCTGTAAGAAATGAAGATGTATCAAATGTTGGCAAATCAGCTGCTGTTAAAAATGCGGATGTATCCACTGCTGCCGGTAGATCCGCAGCCGTTAAGAAACTAGACGTATCGATTGCAGCTGGTAGATCAGCCGCTGTTAAAAATGCAGATGTATCTATTGCTGCCGGAAGATCTGCTGCTGTAAGGAACGACGATGTATCTACTGCCGCTGGTAAATCAGCTGCTGTTAAAAATTGTGATGTGTCAATGGCTGTAGGTAAATCAGCTGCTGTAAGAAAACTACTCGTATCAAATACTGGGAGATCTGTTGCAGTTAAAAATTCGCTTGTGTCGAACGTTGGTAAATCACTAGCAGTTAAAAACTGGCTTGTATCAATTGCCTCATATGTAGGCAAATCAGCAGCCGTCAGGAATTCGCTAGTATCTATTGCAGCTGGAAGGTCAGCTGATGTAAGAAACTGTGAGGTGTCTATTGCAGCAGGAAGATCAGCTGTTGTTAAAAAATTACTTGTATCAATACCCGGATCAAAATCAGATAACGCTGTACTTAAATCGTCTGCAGTAATAAAACCTGTTGTGTCAATACCGGGGTTGAAATCAGATAAAGCTGTACTTAAATCATCTGCCGTAATAAAACCTGTCGTGTCTATACCGGGATCGAATCCTGCCAATTCAGTGCTAAGATCTTCAGCGGTAATAAAGCTACTTGTATCAATACCGGGATCAAAATCAGTTAATGCAGTACTTAGATCTTCAGCTGTAATAAAGTCACTTGTGTCGATACCGGGATCGAATTCCGATAAAGCTGTACCCAAATCATCTGATGTTATGAATTGAGTAGTGTCAACTCCAGAAAAAGGATCGAAGTCATCTAATTGTGTAGTGAGATCCTCTGCTGTAATAAAGTCAGTTGTATCTATACCCGGATCATATTCAGATAAAGCTGTAGTTAGATCATCTGATGTTAAAAATTGGGTTGTGTCTATGCCGGGATCAAAAGGATTTGCCTCCAAATAATCAGCTATATAATCATCTATATCGTCTGCCAAAATATAATCATCTAAATTAAAACCAGCAGCATCTCCACCCGGAATTCCTGTTCCTGTAGTACCCGCACCCGTTGTAGTCGTTGTGCCTGTAGTACCCATACCCGGCTCTCCCGGTGTTTGTCCCGGTGTAGTCGTTGTGCCTGTGGTATTCCCACCCTCAAAATCAGAACCCAGAGCACCCCCCGGATCTTGGTTCGGATCAGTGGTAGCATCTGTAGGGTCAGATGTAGTTGTGGTTGTAGTCTCCTCTACTAAAGTTTCTGGCAATGCAATCGGTGTACTTTCATATGTCGTTCTTGTAGCTGTTGGATCGCCAAATAATCTTCGGTTGTAATCTATAACAGGAGCATCTGCAAAACCCCTTGTGCCTAACGTCAGTGGCGTGTCCAGTGCTCTGGGAGTAAATAGTTGATATTGCTCAGTGCCTACCGGAGTTAAATTTTGAAATATAGAATCTCCAGCAGCTTGGGCTGTTGTATTTGCCGTACCGCCTACCGCTGGATTAAACGGGCCTGTCGTTGGTCCATATAAAGGATCATCAGCGTTTTCTAAATATTGAGTACCCGGCCCACCTACCGGACCACCTGTTTGAAAAGCCCTCGTATAACTGAATGGGTTAGCAAAGTAATCTTTCTCTGACGATCTGCCACCTCTTGCTACAGCAGGGAATCTGACACCTCTATCATCAAGAGTTACAGGAACATAAAAGTCATCATCATCATCTGCCATACCCAACGGCATATTCATTAAGTTGTATTGATCAGTTAGCCCCTGACCTGTAAGAGCAGCTGCGCCGATAGACCCTAGTTCTCTAGGAGTTATAGTCGCAAATTCACTACCTATTTTTTGGAATATATTTTGTGTAGCAGCATCTGTTATAGGTTTATTAACAGCAGCCCTGCCAGCCTCTTGCAAAGTTTGAGCAGCAGCTGGACTAAATCCCAATGGAGCTTGTGTTGCAATATTTGATAAAACATTCTGCCCACCGACACCAGCAGCCTGTTTAAACGCTTCACTCCCTCCCGTTTGGAGAAGTTCAGAACCCCCCTGTTGAACCAATTGTTCTGTAGTTTGTTTAGTACCTTCTTTTAAAAGCTCCTGACTACCTTGTAGCCCCTCTCCCAAAAACTTACCACCAATACTGCCCAGCACTCCGCTTATAAGACCGGCCTTTAACCCCTCCTCTAAACTTCCTGTTTCGATTGCTGTGCCAACACCAGAACCTATTGCAGCTAATCCAGTGGCTCCTCCAAGAACTCCTAACGCTCCTATTGGAGCTGTTGCTCCCAGCAAACCACCACCTAATGCTAACAATAATGGTAGAAAAGCTTCTGGTTGGCCTGTATCGGGATTTATAGTGAGCGCATTATTTGGGGTCATAGATCGTAGAACATCTACTTCTCGCGGGTTCATGTGAACCAACATCGAGTCTCCATATCTACCCTTAGAAGCCAACATATCAGCTTGTTGTTTAAACGGCTGATCTTTCTGGAATGCTCTATTCATGGCCCACTCTATAAGCGTTTAAACGCTATGTTATCTCAAGTAATGAAACAAATATATCAAAGTAATCAGCTGTTCCAGCAGTCATTCTCAATTTATCTTTTGACTCCAAAACAATTACTTCGCCCCCTGTAAGATACCCTTTCCTAGTCTCTGCTGCTATCGCAGCGGTCTTTTCAAACTCTGTTGTGCCAGATGCACTGTTATCGAATATATGAAGAATCAGTGACGCTGGGTTAGATGCATTAGTATTATAAGCACTAACCGTCTTGAGTATAGCAGTTGCCCCTTGTGGGCATTCATATACATCTGTAATAGATGTGGAATCCAATGTCTTAATGGCATTTTGATACGTGGTAGGCATTACGACATGAACCACGACATTGCAGATGATTCATCTTCAACATCTTGTTTTGATGGTATCAACTCAAAAACAATACGAAGCTGATTTATTAATCGCAGCATATAGTCCTCTTGATATTCTACAGTCGGTAACTCTAAAGGCAGTCTATGCTCTGCGCCGCTTGCAGTTTTAGTTGTCATCGCCTTCCATCCTGCCTCACATCAAGACGAACATCGCCAAGCCTCCAACCGTTCTGAATATCTGTGCTTTCTACTCTGACTCTAACTTGCCTAGCTCTAGCTCTAACGTTAGATAAGGCAAACTCGCTAGTAGTAGTAACTGATGTTGTGGACTCCGATGTTAGTGTACCACCAGCGTTATCTCTAGTTTTAATCGTATAATTTAAAGTTGGGCTATCTGCAGACCCAACAAAATCACAATCAGGTAATAACCTTCTTACAAATGCAAAATGATCTCCATCATCAATATCAAAATCAGCTGTTTCTATAAATGCTGTTAATGCAGAACCATCATCATCGAATCCAATTTCATGCTCAAATAAATATCCTACATCATTAGTTGTTTTTACAGCTATTGGATTATCAGTTGATGCACCTGCATCATCCCAAAAATCTCTTTCTAACGTTGCTATAGTCCAATGATTTTCAACATAGTTGTACACAACCATTGCATTTAACGTTGTTGAGTCACCTGTTGGATAAAACCAACCAACCTCATTAAATCCTGTATTAGCAAATGCAACTATTTGATTTGCTTGTATTTGATTTAAATTGTCAAACACATAAGCACGAACAGTACATGGCAATACTTTTGCTGATCCCGAATAAACATAAAAGTTTCTACGATCCATAAAAAATATTACATTGTTTGCTGTAATAGCAGCATTCTGCGATATCAAACTAACGCCATCTGTTATTAAGTTAGCCTTAAAAATAAAAGGTGCGCCTACAAACTGGACGCTATATAGTGCTGCATCAGTCCATATTGCTACTTCTTGTCTACCTCTCAATGCACCAATAATTTCAGATCCTACAGAAAGTCTTAAATCTCCAGCTGTATTAGTAGTTTTAGGAGTCCAATCTAATACGTTCTCTTGCGTACACCATCGTATCTGCATTAAATCTATATTACTTTCACCAAATGGGTTACATCCAATCGCTAATACATGACGATCTTGTGTTGATACAACTATCTGTAAGCACTCAGTTGGTGGATTATCATTGCCAGATATAGCAGTAAGTTCTAAAGCTCTGTTAGTTGGATTCGTAGCATCCCACAAATAAATAGATCCGAGTCTTGGGTTTAATACCAAGTCCTCTCCAAAGTTATCTAAGCTCCACAATCTAAGAGTATTAGTAAGTGTATCACCAGAAGATGTACCCCATGTTCCAGCACCCCAAGGGCCAGCACCCCAGCCACCACCGGGAACTGCCACATCCAATCCAATATTTATTTGATATGCAGCTACAGTGCTGCTTCCACCATTACCTGTGTCGCTACTATTAGCCGTTACCGTAGAACCTGATGTATCTTTAGCTGTAAATGTAAAAGCATTAGCAGAACTAATTTCTGTAATTTCATACTCTTGATTTAATACAGCTGCTGTTATATTGCCGCCTAAACTAGCTGCGCTACTAAAAGTAACAAAATCACCAAGCACTGCTCCATGACCTGTTTCATTACACGTAATAGTTGATGATCCATCGCTAGCAGAAAAAGTTGGATCTCCTGCGTTAGTTGTTAAACGTATTGGTGTTACATCATTAAATACATTACCAGAAACAACATATGTTTTTTTAGTTGTGCCTAATCCTATATATCTAATACCCGCCAAAGATACCCATTGTTTTATTTTTCTACACACACCAACAAAACTAGAAGTAAACTTTTTTTGCCACCCCCCCATTTTTTCTGGCTTGCCAGATCTAAATCTTACAAACGATCCATCATAAAACCTTCCTTCATTACTGTAGGCAGTACCTTCTTTGTAAATTCCCGGCTTGAAATTAAATCGCTTTAACATTTATTTTTTACTCATGTATGCAGTAGCACCAAAATACAGTCCTACTACCGATGCCTGACTCAAGAATAACATATCACTCAAAGATGCTAGAGTGTTTAAACGTTCTTCTGGTATAAAAGGTAGTAATGGCAATAGCGCAAAAACACACATAGATATCATTGCAACCCACGCCATTTTTTTTTGTGAGTCTGCTTTTTCTTCTTGCAATTCTAGCTGCAACATTTCTTGGTGCTTAGTAAGCTCTTCGTCGGTAACAGTACCATCACCATCTGTATCATATTCAGCGTATCTTGATTTTGGCTCTAACTTTTTAGGAGTCATACTGTTACCAAAATATGTTGGCCAGTAACCTTTGGAGTTGTATAGCTTAGTTGCCCACCCTTATATGTATAAACTTTAGCATCGTATATCGTTGTAACAATCTCTTGCTTTGCGTTTGTTTCTCTGCCTTGCATCCGCTCTGTATCTATTTTTTGTATCTGATGCTTAGGTGCTGGCTGCACAGCATTTACGCTATTAGGAAATGGAGGTATATCAGTCATCTTCTCTCTTGATAATCGGGTCTCGAAAAATATACTTACCTTTCCCCGCTTCACTTTGAGGAATAAGCCTTACCTCGCAGTATGCATCAAACTTATTTGTCTTACGACCAACTACATAGTTATGAATGTGGGTAGACTGCATAACCAGTGCGTCACGATATTCAAGGCAGCTAGTAAGTTCTTGAAATGCAAGCTCAACCCCGGTTTTGTTCCCACCCGCATCAAGCATAATCAGTATAAAGATCATTAACGTCATATACGCCTTTTCTTTTTGATTGCTTGAGTTTTTTCAGCTTGAGGTGCAACAAGCTCCCATGTCAAAACATCCACATCCACTTGATGGGCTGTTCCTAACACTCTTGGCATTGTGTTTCTAACGTAAATCATTGCTCCATAACCACATTGCTGATGATTAAACCTTAACCATTCCATCGCGACTTGATGGCGTTTCGCTGGAGGATTTACGAGTTTTAACTTATTCCACTCTCGCAGGTCGCAAAACCGATCAGGGTTTTCGGGATCATAATCTAGTCTTACTGCTTTTGTAGCATTATCTGGATCAGTTGAGCCAGCTTCTCGTCCGTTGACTTTAGAGTCTCCTGCTGTTGACTCAGGCTGTCCACTACTGCTTTGATCTGTGTCTGATTTACTGCTGACAGTTGCCCGTTGGCTACTGCCTTCTCCGCTGTTTCCTTTACCACCTGCTCAATTCGAGCCACCTCCGAGCTAGTTGCTGCTGCTTGAGCTTGCATAGACCCCCACGCTATTGCGCCGGACAGTGCTGCTGCACCTATAGGCAATGCCCATGTAGGCACTTTAATTGAGTTACCATCACTCATCTTATCCTCCTAAAAATTGTGGAACTAGGATTGCTCCAATAATTAAAATAATAACGCCCCATAGCATTCTTTCTATTCGATCAAATCGTCGCTGTCCATCAGCCAATCTTTCTTCAATTCTTTCATAGCGAAGAGCACACTCTCTTTCATGTGTGTTTATCTCTTGCAAAG